AATGGTGATTTATCTTATTTGAATTTAGACTGGAAACCAGTACCTATTATACCTAAATTTGTAGATATAGTTTCAAACGGTATAGCATCTAAAGAATATGAATTAAAAGCATATGCTCAAGATCCTTTTTCTTTAAAGCAAAGAACTGATTACGTTAGTAGTGTTTACAGAGATATGATGGCTCAAGATTATTTAAATAATATAAAAGAGTTAACTGGTATAAATTTATATAATTCTGATCCTAAAGTATTACCTCAATCTAAAGAAGAATTAGAAATTCATATGCAATTAAACTACAAGCAATCTGTAGAAATTGCTGAAGAAGAAGCAATAAACAACACTTTAGCTTTTAACAAATATCAATTAATAAACAAAAGAGTAATAGATGATATAGTTATAATAGGTATAGGAGCTGTTAAAACATCTTTTAATAAATCTGAAGGTGTAGTTGTAGATTATGTAGATCCAGCTAATTTAGTTTATTCATATACTAATGATCCTAATTTTGAAGATATATATTATGTTGGTGAAATTAAATCTTTAACATTAGCTGAAATTAAAAAACAATTTCCTTATTTAACTAAAGATGAATTAGAAAGACTAGCTAAATATCCAGGTCGTCAAGGGTATGTTGCTCAACCTAATTATGATAATGATTTAATACAGGTTTTATACTTTGAATATAAAACATTTATAGACCAAGTATTTAAAATAAAAAAGACTGATCAAGGTTTAGAAAAAGCTTTAGTAAAATCAGACACGTTTAATCCACCAACTAGTGATAATTTTGATAGAGTTTCAAGATCTATTGAAGTTTTATTTAGTGGTGTAAAAGTTATGGGTGTTCCACAAATGCTAGAATGGAAGCTTTCTGAAAACATGACAAGACCTAAAAGTGATTTAACTAAAGTAAACATGAATTACGCTATATGCGCACCTCATATATATCAAGGACGTATTGAATCACTAGTTAGCCGTATAACAGGTTATGCTGATATGATACAATTAACATCGTTAAAACTACAACAAGTAATTGCTAGAATGGTTCCAGATGGTGTTTTTGTAGATGTTGATGGTTTAGCAGAGGTTGATTTAGGTAATGGTACTAATTATAATCCACAAGAAGCATTAAATATGTATTTTCAAACTGGTAGTATAGTTGGTAGATCATTAACACAAGATGGTGATCCTAATAGAGGTAAAGTACCTATTCAAGAACTTCAATCATCTAGCGCAAATGGAAAAATAGCATCACTTGTAAATACATATCAATATTATTTACAAATGATAAGAGACGTAACGGGTCTCAATGAAGCACGAGATGGCAGTTTACCAGACAAGGACGCTTTAGTCGGATTGCAAAAAATGGCTGCCAATGCTTCTAATATAGCTACTAAACATATTGTTAATGCCAGTTTGTATTTAACATTGAGAACTTGTGAAAACATATCGTTAAGATTAGCTGATGCTTTAGAGTTTGATTTAACTAAACAAGCTTTAATGCAAAGTATATCATTAACTAACACGAGAAATATTGAAGAATTAAAAAATCTTCATTTATATGATTTTGGTATTTATTTAGAACTAGAACCTGATGATGAAGAAAAAGCTAAATTAGAGCAAAATATACAAGTTGCTTTACAATCTGGTCAAATATATTTAGAAGATGCTATTGATATTAGAGAAGTTAAAAATATACAATTAGCAAATCAAATATTAAAATATAGAAGAATACAAAAACAAAAAGCAGATCAGCAGGCTCAACAAGCTCAAATACAAGCACAAGCTCAAGCAAACATGCAACAATCTGAGCAAGCCGCTATGAATGAAGTTCAAAAACAAGAGGCATTAGCTCAAACAGAAATACAAATAGAGCAAGCTAAATCTCAATTTGAAATACAAAGGATGGAGCAAGAAGCATTAATTAAAAAACAATTAATGGCTGAAGAATTTAATTATCAATTACAATTAGCTCAAGCTAAAATAAAAACTGATAGAGAAAAAGAACAATTTATAGAAGATCGTAAAGATAAAAGAACTAAAATACAAGCAACGCAACAATCTAAAATGATTGAGCAACGTCAAAATGACTTGTTACCTACAGATTTTGAATCAGCAGGTATGGATAATTTAGGCGGATTTGGTTTAGAGCAATTTGAACCGCAATAAACTATTTATTAATTTTTATTATATTATATTATGTCTGAAAAAGTAAAAGAAGAGGGTACGTTTAAAATTAAACGTAAACCTAAAAAATTAACACAAAAAGATGAACCTATTAAATTAGATTTGTCTAAACCTAAAACAGAAGAAACAGATGCCATTCAAGTCGGAGAAACAAAGAAGGTGGATGTGGGCGAACAAACCGGAGTTAGCTCTGGAGTGGACAAACAAGTACCAGAGCCCAAAGAAATTCCTGAAAATAAAGAAGAAGAGCAAGTAATACAAGAAATTGTAGAAGAAGAAAAACCTATTGAACAAAAGGTTGAAGAAGAAATACAGGAAATAGGTGAAAAAATTGAAGAAAGAGTTACTGCTCCAACACCTGAAGAGGCAAGAGAAATAGCTAAACTACCAGAAAACATCGAAAAAGTTGTAGACTTTATGAAGGAAACTGGTGGAACATTAGAAGATTATGTTAGATTAAACGCTGACTATTCTAATGTAGATAATGATACTTTATTAAGAGAGTATTATAAACAAGAAAAATCACACTTAAATTCAGAAGAAATTAACTTCATGATGGAAGATAATTTTTCTTTTGATGAAGAAGTAGACGAGGAGCGAGAGATCCGAAAGAAAAAACTCGCATATAAAGAAGAGGTTGCAAAAGCCCGCAAGCATTTAGAAGGTTTAAAAAGTAAATATTACGAGGAGATCAAGTTGAGACCCGGCGTTACTCAAGGCCAACAAAAAGCTATGGACTTTTTTAATCGATATAACCAAGAGCAGGAAACTGCCCAAGAGCAACACGAAAGATTTAAATCTAATACTAAAGATTATTTTTCTAAAGAATTCAAAGGTTTTGATTTCAACGTAGGGGAAAAGAAATTTAGATATGGTGTTAAAAATCCAGACGCGGTTGCAGAAAAACAATCTAATATTACTAATGTAATTAAGAAGTTCTTAAATGATAAAGGTGATGTAACAGATGTTAAAGGTTATCATAAAGCTATGTATGCTGCTGAAAATGTAGATACTATTGCGCAACATTTTTATGAGCAAGGTAAAGCTGATGCTATAAGAGATGTTGCTGCAAAATCTAAAAACGTACAAACTGAAGTAAGAGAAAGTCCTGCTGGAGATGTATTTGTTAATGGATTAAAAGTAAAAGCGGTCAGTGGTTTAGATAGTTCAAAATTGAAAATTAAAACACGAAAATTTAACTAAAAAACTCAATTACAAATGGCTACATTAAATCCGGCGTTCGGAAGTTTAGTACCTTCTCAAGCGCCACAAACATTAGCTAGTAACTACCTGGCATTTAACGGTGGAGCAAATGACTTTGCTCAACAATATTTACCAGAAGTATACGAAGCTGAAGTAGAAAGATACGGAAACAGAACTTTAAATGGTTTCCTAAGAATGGTTGGCGCTGAAATGCCAATGACATCTGATCAGGTTATCTGGTCTGAACAAAATAGATTACATATTGCATATACAGGTTGTCAGTTAACTGGAAACGGAGCTGCTACTATTGATATTCCTGCTAACGCTGGTACAATTCAAAATGCAATTTTCCCTAACGATACTATCGTAGTAATGAACCCAGCTACTGGAGTTACTATTAAAGGTATTGTAGGTGCAACAGCTGCAGGTCAAATCACTTGTTATCCTTTATCTCAAACCAACTGGAATGCTTTAGGATTAGTTGCAAACTTGAAAATATTTGTTTACGGTTCGATCTTTGCAAAAGGAACGACTTCAGGAAGCAAATCAATTGAACCACAATTTACTCAGTATTCTAACCAACCGATTATCATAAAAGACAGATATGAAATCAATGGTTCTGACACTGCACAAATTGGATGGGTAGAAGTTGCTACAGAAGATGGTACATCAGGATACTTATGGTATTTAAAATCTGAGTCTGAAACAAGATTAAGATTTGATGACTATTTAGAAATGGCAATGGTTGAATCAGAATTAGCTGCAGGTGCTGCTGGTATTAACTTTGCTGCTAGCTCAGCTAACGTACCAGGATTTACTGCTGCTGGTGGTGCTGCTGTTGCTCATGGTTCTGAAGGTTTATTTGCTGCTATCACAGCAAGAGGTAACGTTATGACTGGATTCTCTGGTGGTACTGGTATCTCTGACTTTGATCAAGTGCTTAAAAATCTTGATACTCAAGGAGCTATTGAAGAAAACATGCTTTTCTTAAACAGATCTATGGATTTAGATTTTGATGATATGCTAAGCCAAATTTCTGCTGGACAATCTGGTGGAACTGCTTACGGTTTATTTGAAAATTCTGAGGATATGGCTTTAAATTTAGGTTTCTCTGGTTTCAGAAGAGGTTCTTATGACTTCTACAAAACTAGCTGGAAATACTTAAATGACGCTTCTACAAGAGGTGCTGTTGCAGTTAGCAATATCGAAGGTGTATTAATTCCTGCGGGAACTTCTACAGTGTATGACCAAATTTTAGGTACAAACATTAGAAGACCATTCTTACACGTAAGATATAGATCATCACAAGGAGATGACAGAAGATACAAAAACTGGATCACTGGATCTGTTGGAGGTGTTTACACTTCTGAATTAGATGCAATGCAAGTTAACTGGTTATCTGAAAGATGTCTTGTGACTCAAGCTGCGAATAACTTCGTATTATTCCAAAGCTAATATTGCTTTAAAGTTTATCTCCGTCTTCGGGCGGAGATATTCTTTATTTTATTAATTTTTTTTATTATATTATATTATGTCAAAACAAAAAAACACAGTCCCTTCTTGGGAAATAAAAGATAGAACATATTATCTTTTACAGGACTTAAGTCCTTTAACATATACTTTAGGAGCTAGAAATTCACGTAGATACCCTTTAATGTGGTTTGATGAATCAACTGGAACGCAAAGAGAAATAAGATATGCAACCAATCAAAACTCACCATTTGTTGATGAACAAAAAGGAGAGGTTATATTAGGTCATATTATTTTTGAAGAAGGAGCTTTAGTTGTTCCTAAAGAAAAACAAAATTTACAAAAATTACTTTCATTATATCACCCTAAAAAAGGTATTATTTATAATGAATTAGAGCCAATGAAAGTAGCTCAAAATGAACTAGATGATATTAATTTTGAAATAGACGCTTTAAATTTAGCTAAAGATATTGATGTTGATCATGCTGAAGCTATTTTAAGAGTTGAAAAAGGATCGTCTGTTTCTCAAATGAGTTCTAAAGAAATAAAAAGAGATTTACTTTTAATGGCTAAGAAAAACCCTCAAGCGTTTTTAGCTATTGCAAATGATGAAAACGTGGGGCTTAGAAATACAGCTATTAAAGCTGTGGAACTAGGAATAATTAAACTATCACAAGACCAACGAACATTTCATTGGGGCTCTAATGATAGAAAATTAATGACTGTTCCATTTGATGAAAATCCATATTCAGCTATGGCTGCTTTCTTTAAAACTGATGAAGGTGTAGAAATCTTCAAAACAATAGAGAAAAAGTTATAATAATATGTAACTATAATATAGTGAAGGGTCACTTCGGTGGCCCAAATCACTATTAAATAAAAAATTAAAATGGCAATAAACGTAAATACTGTATATCAAACCGTTTTATTAATACTAAACAAAGAACAGAGAGGTTATATGACACCTGTTGAGTTTAATAAAATAGGTACTCAAGTTCAATTAGAAATATTTGAAAGATATTTTGAGGATCTTAATCAGCAAATACGTATTCCACAAACAGATACAGATTACGCAGATAGAGTCGTAAATCTTGATGAAAAAATCTCTATATTTAAAACTATTGGCAACACTACTTATGCTAATGGTGCTTTTAGCTTACCTGCAGAATCAGGATCTTCACAAGCTACTTTTACGACTGTAACTATATTAAATCAACAAGCGTATACAATATCAACTATTACAGCTAATCAACTAGCTAGCGGAACTACAATTGTTTATTTAGATGGAATTGCTAGCACAGCTTATAGCATAAATGGAACTACATTAACTTTAAATTCTGCACCAGCGGCTGGTATAGATATTTTTGTAGTCACAACACAAGATGATTTTTATAGACTAGGAACAGTTATTTATAGCGCTGGAGCTTTACCAACCCAAGAGCTTGAAAGAGTTGATAGAGGAGATTTATATCATTTATTAAGTTCTAAATTAACAGCGCCAACAACTACTTATCCTGTATATGTTTACGAAAGACAAAAACTTTTTGTATATCCTCAAACAATTCAATCAGGTATTAAAGCTACTTATATACGAAAACCTATGGATCCAGTTTGGAATTTTACTCTTTCTGGAAATGCTTATGTTTATAATCCAGATACATCTATAAATTTTGAACTTCATGATGCTGAACAAACTGAAATAGTTTTAAAAGTTTTATTATATGCTGGAGTAGTGGTAAAAGATCCTACAATAATACAAGTTGCAGCTCAACAAGTAGCACAAGAACAACAAAATCAAAAAAGCTAAACTATGCCTATACCTAATGGTGGTTTAATAACCGAAACTAATAGACAATACTACGCTGGAGCTCAGCAGTTTTATATAACTTCAGCAGGAGTAGGTCAAACTTTTACATCAACTTTTGATACAAATTTAGTTTTTGATAATTCAGATCCAGCTTCAAATGGTTATAATTTAAACAATTTTAAAATTT